TACGCGACGAGAAATGATTGTTTCATCCAAAGACTTTTGAGAAAACTCTTGTGCATGCTTCATCGTAACTACATCTAGCGCCCAATCAACCTTATCGGCGCCTGCGGGCACTTGCACCATATATCGAGTGCGGAATTGTTGAACAGCTTCTACCAAAACCCACTGCGATTCTTTTTTCTTTTTCATAGTCCAGCTCCCGTCTTTGTTGTCGATCCATTCGAGTGTGTCACCAGTTTTCCATCCTTGAGATTCCATCATTCCTTCTGGAAGAGGCAACACCAACTCACCAGTTTCTTCGTCATGCTCTAGAGCAATAGTCCAAGATTGTTTGTCCATCATCAAAGTGTCCTCTAAGTTAGTCGATACGTAAGTATAGCACAACAGACGCGGAATGTCAATCTTTGGTGACTTCCCATGCCCAATGAACAACGATCCAGTCACCAAGACATTCCTCGAATGAAAAGTGTGTGTCAACGTAGTCTTTATCGTACTTCTTACACATCATATCATACCAGTACGGATAGTACTCATTCCGAATCTCATCTTCAGATAGTGTTTCGACAGCATCTTGACCGTCTTCTAGAGGATACGCAAAGGAATAATATCTCATGTTGCTGCCGTCAATTTATCTACTAGTGTCTGCATAGCGTTTTGGTATCCACGCTTTGAACATGTTTCCATGAATGCGTGATACCTGTCATTATACCAGTACGATGTAGGAATGTCAAACACATAGTCGATTGTTGTTTTTTCGTCAAAGAACAGTGGCACATTCCAAGCTCCATGGAATCCAAACGATTCTCCTGTCGGATTGCACCACTCATGGCTGAATTGGTTCGCCAAGTCTACTGGTGCATATTTGATGCCATGATTTTTGCTCAGATAGCTTTTGTATGCTTGACCGATAACGGAATCTTCTGCCCCTGCATTGTTAGAGTTTTCATGAATGCGGATCTGATAATCCTTCAACGCTTCCAATAGCTTTGCGCTTCTTAGTGAGAATCCACCGTTGCCGACTTTCTCTGTAGGTTTGATCCAAGAGAACCGATCTGGCCATGGTGCGCCAATGTAATCGTAATTGTAGAAGTCATCATTCCATGCAGCACGATTAGCTGCTATGCCATCGTATTGAATGATTAGAGCAAACTCAGTTTTAATAAAAGGTGCTAGGCACTTCAAGCAAAACAGATTATAGTCTTCAAGCGTAAACTCATCTTTGATTGAAAAGTACTGACCATAGTTAACGACACGTTTATTGCTAAACACCATAACATCTTCACAATCGACATTCTTAAGTGTAGACTCAATCGAATGTTCCATCAATCCATGATGTGTGTTGCCAATAATGACTGCTGTAATCTTTTTCATATTTTAGTGTGTGAGTATGATACGCCAACATCTACATTGTATTTGTTGAAGAATGTGGATGTAGGATCAAACCACGACATACCCCATGCGCGAGTATCTCCTGGCTTGTACGTTTGAATAGCTGCTGAATGAAACTCTTGTAATACAATGCGCTTATCAACTCCTGGATAGCAATTTGCGATATGCATAAAGCCTGAGTTGACTCCGATGTATCTTGCACTTTTCGCAATTATTTCAGCAGTTTCCCATAGCCCTAGTCCACGAAAATCTTTTGAATGTCCACCGAGAGGCTTATCATCTTTACCGCCAATTTGAATTAGCTCATACGTATCTGCATCATAGTTTTTAAGAATAGATGCGATGATTTCATCAGACATAACACGAGGAGAGTCTTCGCCGTGATTAGCTCTGAATGGTGCTTCGCCGTCTTTAGTTCTATCTGAACCTGTAGTGTGAACTACTACTCTATTAGGAATTCTCTTTACATCTTCATAGATATACAACCGAGGATGGCGAAGTCGAACGTCATTAAAATTCATATTGACGCACATGTATTCCGTCTGCGAATTGTAGACATAAGACCTCATCATATCCTCATACGCTTTTCTTTGTTCTGGAATACGTGCATCAGGCATAATTACAAGCTCATTTAGCCCACGCGCTTTATTCTCTTCCATGAAAACTACATATGGATTATGTTTGAATGCCCAGATGCGCTTATCCGTAATGACACATTTTTTACCGGTGACATTAAAGATATTTTCTGGAAGTGAAGTAGTGCATACTTGATCACCTATTGCATGAAATAGAAAGGTCAATTTGTGCATAATAAAAATCTTTCTTAAACTGGTACGATTGGAGTTGGCTTCGGCTTTCTTACTCTAGTCTTTTTAACTGTCTCAGAAGTGCCGTTCTCTTTATTTAGAATCTTTTCTAGGCGAGACTTTACTTCATCGCCTTCCATCCAAATATCACGATTGTTCATTATAGACTTAATTTCATCATCCGTCAAGAAGCCTTTGTATATTTTATTGATTATCTTTTCTGACCACTTGCGCTCTTTAATAAGCTGCTCATACATTTCACCACCTTTGCCGTATGTGCCGCCAGAGTAGTTATGAAACATAAACATACAATGCTCTGATATTTCAAACAAATCTGCTGATAAGAAAATCATAGTAGCTGCTGACATACACATTCCTTCTGCGGATGCGATGATAGTAGCTCTAGATTCTGTCATAGTTCTAATGAACTGAATAGTAGTGAATAGATCCCCACCTTCTGAATTGATATGCAATTTAATGATATCAGTCTCTTCTGCATTTCTAATCATATCAAATATTTTTGTATAAGATGATGGCTCACCAATCATTCCAGACAAATATACTGTGTACATATTTCCGAGTGGTTTTGTAACATACGATAAAGAATCATCGATAATGTCTAGAAGGGTATCTTCATTTGAATTTAGTTTTTTCATAATTTCTCCATGTTTTCGTATCCATACTTACAGATATAATACGAATCGATTATATCAGAAGAGGGATTCCATTGTTTTTCTGTCATATTGAACTCATGCTTCAACTTTAAATCAGATTCAAGCTCAAACGAATCCTGCATCTTTTGCTTATCTGAATTGCCTTTACCTGTAGCAAACTTTTTGATAACTGTAGGTGCAATGATCATTACTGGTATCTGAAACTGCCACAATTTATACTTAAATATACCTGTGTTTTCTGCAATGTTGAAGACTCTACCTCTAGATCCCATTGAATATCCTTCAATGAAAACTCTTTCTACATCATTCAATAGAACAATGTCGATAAACTTAGAAGAGATATGATCATATCTCTCCATATCATTTTCGTATTCGAAATATTCACCAGTAATATTCTTAAATTTTACGTCATATTTTTTCAACTGTGTCAGAAAATTTAGTTTACAATTAGCAAAAGTGAATTCGGGAGTTTCTGTATCGAAAATGCAAATTGATGGTGATGTCATCGAATAATCGATGCCAGCAATTTTCATTCTCTATCTTTCCATTCTTCGTCATCATCTTCATCAAATACATCTTCAATAAGTTTATCCCACTCATCGGAATCATCTGCATAATCTAATGCATCAACTGATACAACATCTTCCAATTGTTCTCCGCAACATGCGCAAAATATTGGTACCGATTCTGTTCCTGTTTCAACGATTTCTATTTGGTATTCTGCACCACAAGAATCGCACAAAATTTGATAGTTTGACATATATAGCTCCTTGGTAATAATACTGTCAGAACTATATATGCAGCATAGATTTTTAAGCCTTACCCCAAACGTCATCCCACTTGCCAGATAAAGCACCCTTAGAGTAGTCTGTAACTCTATTTTCAAAGAAGTTGGTGTGAGTCGGCGCATTGATCATTTCTTCTACCCATGGTAAAGGATTCTTCTTGCGCTTAAATATGCCCTTCATACCAAGACTAATCAGGCGTCTATCTGTAATGTAGCGGATGTATTCCTTAACATCTTCTTTCGTAAGATTCTGCATTGGTCCTAATTCAAATGCAAGATCAATAAACTTGTCTTCCAGTTGAACCATCTTCTCTGCGATAGTGTAGATGCGGCTCTTCAAATCGTCATTCCAGATTTCACGATTCTCTTCAATGTAGGTACGGAATAGCTTAATCATTCCTTCTGTGTGTTGAGTTTCATCAACGATAGACCAAGTGATGATCTGTCCCATACCTTTCATCTTACCATGGCGCGCAAAGTTAAGCAACATGATAAACGAACTGAACAATTGCATACCTTCAGTAAATGCTGAGAAAACTGCAACGTCTGTAGCAATAGAAGTCGCGTCTTTTGCTCCATTTGAAATGTCAAGAAGGTACTCATGCTTATCACGCATCTGCTGATACTCTAAAAATTCATTGTACGTAGTCTCTGGCAGTCCTAGTGTTTCAATCAAGTGACTATAGGCAGCAACGTGCAATGCTTCACGCGCGGCAAAGCCTAACAACATCATACGAATTTCTGGTTGAGGAAAGTTTGGTAGATAATTCTTCACATATCCACCAGCAACGTCAATATCTCCCTGAGTGAAGAATCGGAAGATGTGCGTCAGAAATTTCTTTTCTTCATCAGTAAGATTTTTCTTCCAGTCCTTTACGTCATCAAGCATAGGAACTTCGGTGTGAAGCCAATGACTCTGTTCATGTTTTAGCCATGCATCATATGCCCATGGATATTGAAACGGCTTGAAATATGATCTTTCATCCATTAACGTTTGTGTGTGTTTCTTCGCATTCATTGTTGTTTTTCTTCCATTTTAGTTTAATGTCTAGTTTAGGAAACTTGTTTCGAATCAATTCGAAAAGTTCCTCTGGTGTTTTGCCTTGTCCTACAAATGCATTAGTGTCTTTCATCCATGCATAAAATTCCTCGTTGTGTTTTTCGATTAAAATCTCTTTCATAGGAAGTTCTTTTGCATCTTCTTCTTTTCTGTCACTGAACAGAAAGAATATAAGTAATATGAGTAGATTTGCTATCAGTTGCATTTTAGTTGCACCAAGATTGTTTTGCTTCGCCGTAGTACTCTCTTGCGTATCCATTTTGAATAAGCAGTGCGCGAAGACTCATGCCATCAAGAATAACATCGCCTAATACTCTACCGCCATACTTGTCCCAATCCATTAGAACAATTTGGCGACGTTTGGCTGCATTAATTTGTGCCTTCGTAAATGCAGAGGCAGCTTGTCCTCTTTCTTCTTCAGACGAACAATTAGCACGAAATCCTTTTTCAGGAGTATCTACACCAAACACACGAATGCTGAGTTCTTTTTTTAATGGATCAGGTAGAAAGTCTGCACGAAACGCTACAGTATCTCCATCAATTACTCTTGTAATGATAGCATCATATAAAACACCTTCTTTTTGCTTTTGAGCAAATGATGTTGTTGTCACTAAAGACAACATTAAAATCGTTAATAGTCTTTTCATTTTTTCCTTAAGTTATTTCCAATATTTTGTATAGTCCACTTTTTTCCAATACTCGACGTTGTTTCTATTCCAAAAATTTTTGATAAGATAGACTGCCATACCAAAGTATCCCATCTGCTGGAATCTTCTACTGTCTTGACCGAAGTAATGGTTTACCAATTTGAACTTTTTGACATCATATTGCTTAGATAAAAAGAAATCTTCACTGGTTTCAAATTTAGCTGGAAACCCACCAAACTCTTCAAACTTGTCTCTTCTAGTTAACATAAAAGCACCAACAGCAAACGGAACCCAATGTCTCATAACTCCATTAATAACATTGAACAACATAAAACCAATTTGCGCTCTGATCGAATTATCATAACACTTTGCATATAATCCAATGAGGTCTAAATTATTAGATTCTAGTTCGATCACAGAGTCTAATATAACTGAGTCAGAGAAAAATCTAACATCACTATCAATGAATAAAATATATGGAGTAGTGACAAGTTTAGCGCCAGCGTTCTTAGCAATTGAAACTGGACCGCCATCAATAATTTCTACATTTAGATTGCCCATATATTCTTTAATAACATTTCTGGTGTTATCAGTAGAACAATCTGCGATGATGATTCTAGTTTGACCTATGTTCTGATGCTTTAGATGTTCCAATAAATGAGAAATATAATTTTCTTCATTTTTACAGGGAACAATTATTGTTATCTTATTCTGCAACGACATTATCTTTCTCCTTAGACCAAGTTACTATTTCCCAATGACCGTCATAACTTTCAACTAAAGCTGTACATGATTCGACCCAATCACCGTCGTTCATATATCTAATGCCATCGATATCTTTAATCTCAGCATGGTGTATATGCCCGCAAATTACACCATCAAAACCACGTTTCTTGCAGTAACCCGCAATGTTCTTCTCAAAATGAAAAATAAAATCTACTGCTTTCTTCACTCTTGTTTTAAGATATTGACTAAGACTGAAGTATCCAAAACCAAAACGACGGCGTACCCAATTAAATTTACTATTGAGTGATAAAATAATATCATAAGCTCTGTCGCCTAAAAATGATATCCATGGAGCTAATCTCGTAATACCATCAAACATATCTCCGTGAACTACAAGATATCGTTTACCATCAATGCCTATATGTTCTATCTGATTATGAATTTCTACCAGACCAAAACTAAAACTATAAGGAATCATTGGACGTAAAAATTCATCATGATTGCCTGCAATGTATATTACTTTAGTTCCTCGTTTGGCGTGACCGAGAACTCTACGAACAACATTAGTGTGAGTTTGTTTCCAGCGCCACTTGTTTTGTTGAATTCTCCATGCATCTATAATGTCGCCAACAAGATATAGAGTTTCACACGTATTGTTTTTGAGGAAATTATTTAATAGTTCAGCCTTACAGTCTTTTGTACCCAAATGCACATCACTAATGAATATGCTTTTGTATTTCATTTTTCTTCTGCTTTTTCATACATAACGGTATCTGTGTCACCTAGTGACCATTTAGCTTCAGTTTCGACTGACCATCTTCTAGTCGATACTTTAAAATCGGGATACTTTAATTCAGATGGATTGCTTGACGGTTCAAGTATAAGCAATCTATTGTTTGGTTGGCATGCGAACTGACCATTATCACACTTAACGAAGTTATAAGATTTATGGTCTTCAGGATCCTCTGAGAATCCAGTATCAATTGTATTGAAGTCTGGATGTGCTGAATCTACAGTGAACATATATTCACCATACATCCAGCCACCACTCTTCAATTTAAATTTACACTTCATCGATTGAAGTTGTGCCTTCTTCAACACCGTAATATCATAGCTTAAACAGTCCCATAGCTGCAAGTGATCTAGAGGCAATGGTTCACCTTCGATTGGCTTCCAGCAATATGCACTGATAGGAAGCTTGTCATATAGTGCGCCGTATTCATTCAAATACGATTCAATACGAAAAGCTTGCCCACGCAATGACTTAATGCTAATCCACCAACACGATTCTAGTTCGCCATGACCACGTTCAAAGTCGTAAAGAAACTCTTTACGAACAAAGCACTTCACTGGTGGTAAGTTTGCTATGATGTGTGCCATTTAGCCTTCACATGCTAGGCATGTGTCTCCATCGATTAGTGCAGTCATGTTTAATTCTTTAATGATTTCTCGTTCGATTCTCTTAGAAACCTTGTCTGCTTTACCAATCTTCTCAGAACGGCAGTAGTACAGAGTCTTAAGTCCTTGTTTCCATGCCTGAAAATGTACTGCATGAAGATACTTCACATTCACATCCGGTCTAAAGAACAGATTTAGCGATTGTGCTTGATCTATATATTGCTGTCTGTCTGCTGCAAGTTCAATGATCCAACGCTGATCAATCTCCATAGAAGTCTTGAATACGTCTTTATTCCAATCGTCCATCCAATCTAGATGCTGGACTGATCCATCGTTGGCAATGATGCTTGACCAAGTTTCCGAATATTTTTCTGAATCCATTCCTTCTTCTAGACTAAAGTGTTTTCTGATAACTCTATCGAGCCACTTGTTCTTGTGTAATGAAGAACCTGATAGCGTATCTTGACGATATGCATTAGCACGATACGGTTCTACAGAAGGAGAAGTATTGCCCATGATAATACTGCTTGATGCATTAGGAGCAATAGCCATAACGTGAGCAAAACGTCGCCCTGTGCCAACTGCATCAGGAGCTTCTCCTCTAGTTTTTCCCAATGATAAATTAGCTTCATCTAGTTTAGTCCTAATCTGTTTAAAAATTCTGTAGTTAGCAGACTTTGCTAATGCACTTTCCCATGCAATGCCATTCTTCTGCAAGTATGCATGGAATCCTAATGCACCAAAGCCAATAGAGCGTTCCCTTGTTGCCGAGTAAACTGCTCTTGAGACATGTTCCGGTGCATTGTCGATAAAGTATTGTAACACATTGTCTAGCATTTCTGCAACATCATGCAAGAATAATTTATCATCTTTCCATTCATCGAAGTACTCTAGATTGCCAGAAGATAGGCAACAGACTGCTGTTCGGTGTTCATCCGTTGCTAGAATGATTTCGGAACATAGATTAGACTGCTTAACAGATAGTCCCATCTTCTTTTGGAAGTCTGGCAGTCCTCTGTTTGATGCATCAATGAAGTGAAGGTATGGCTCTCCTGTCTGCATACGTGTGTCTAGGATTCTTTGCCACAATTCTTTTGCAGATACAACTTCACGAACAATTTTGCTTTGAGGATCTTTTAATTCCCAGCTATCATCTGCATTCTTGTCTAGCATGCAACGTTCAATGATTTGCATGAAGTCGTCGGTGATATTGATACCATGATGCAAGTTCAATGTGCGAAGATTAGGATCACCTGTAGGCTTGCGCATTTCCAAGAATGAGATAATGTCAGGATGATCGATGTTCAAATATGCAGCATATGATCCTCTGCGTGTGCTACCTTGTCTGTATGCAAGCGAGGACGCATCATACGTGCGCAGGTGAGGCATTACACCCACAGACTTATCATCAGAAGATCGAATGCCGACACCAATACCAACACCACCTCCTAGCATTGATAGCCAGTTTACCTCTGCGAGACAATCGACAAGTCCCTTTGCACTGTCATGTAGGTATGGTAGAAAGCAAGAAATAGGCAAGCCGCGGGTGCTGCGCCCATAAGACAGAATGGGAGTCGAATAGCTGAGCCAATGCTTAGAAGCATAGTCATAAAGTCTTTGTGCATGCTCCGGATTGGAACTAAACGCTTTTGAAACGAATGCGAATCTTTCTTGAGGAGACGATTCACTCTCCTTCATGTAACTTTCTTTAAGTCTTTTAATGCCCAATTCATCGAATAGACTATCTCTACTATAATCTACTGTAATTCCATGCACAACTGCTGTAGTCATTTAATACCTCTTTAATCTTTTATTGTTTTAATGATGGGAAATACCTTTGTGATAACTTCAGCACATGCTGCTGCTATCGCTCTATGTTCTTTTTGAGTTCCGTTCTCAATTCTCAAGTCAATGTAATGAATCCATGAACGGAGTGTTCCATTTACATACAGCCGGCTCACTGTGTTGCCTTCTGGTAGCACTACTCTAGCCTGCTCTTTTGCAATTCCTTTACCGATAGCCCAATTGTATGCTTCTTGGGCTGCCATGATAACTTTCTGCTGTTCTTGTCTCCATCGTGTTTCAAGAACAAGATCATCAGTTTCTATGCTGTTTTGTCTATTTTTCGTATCTTGTAAACGTGCTTCTCGCAATACAAAATCTAAATCTTTTGTTGGATCAGCGTAACGTTGGCTGAATTCTTGAAAGCTAAAGCTTCTGTGCCTAAGCAACTGTCTTGCAATATCTCTTGTTGTTTCAACTTCAAGGCAGACTGAGACCATTTCAAGTGGACTCCAATGCTTGTTTCGAATAAGGTATTTGATAAGTCGTTCTGAAGTTTCAGAATTGGACTGATTGGACGGATTAGATACTCTTGCGCAAAACGCAACGAGGTCCTGTAGGGTTGCATCAGTTTCATCGAAATCTAAAGGTGTTTGTGAGTAGCTTATCATTCTAACGTTCATACCATTCTCCAATTGTTATATTCAAGTAGTGCTTTAGGTCCTTGAAAGGTGAAATTATTTAGCGTATTGAGGATTTCATCCTGCGTTTTTCCTGCTAGTATCATGTCATTTATATCTTTTTCTACATAAGTTTTTGGCCAAATAACAACTTTCGCGCCTTCATCAATAGTCGCACCTAGCAACTTTATGATTTCTCTATTTCTAGGTTCATTGTCATAGATCAATACTAGCTTATCTTTTGGAAGATGATCTAGTGCATATCTAAGATTAGAGCTTCCTACTGCTACTGCATTAGGAACAAACAGACTATCGATTGGACCTTCAGTAACATAAATTGGCTCTTCTTTGTTCACGCTGTTCATGTTGAATAGAATCGGCAGATCGTCCTTCACTCTAACAACGAGATATCTCAACTTCTCACCACGAATTGCTCTACATGAAAGTGCGACTAGCTCATTGTTTCCGTCATAGAATGGAAGAACAATTCTTGGCTCATTCGTTACAATTCTATCTTCATAGTTAGGAGAAAACAACTTCAGCTTCTGTACGTCATCAACATAATAAAGTGTCTTATACTTATCTACAGGGATTTTTCTAGATTGTGCATAGAGGACAGCTTCATGATCATCGGGCAGATTTGCTAGTGCAGTTAGTACACCTTTAAAATCGTCAGTCATGCTACTACCAAACTTAACTGGCTTAAATACGAAACTGTGTGTTTTGTGTGCTTTGCGACCTGTCTCTCCACCCTTGTATCGCTCTAGGCAATATTCTTTATAGAGTGCTGGATCTAGTCGATTGATCAATGTTCCTAATGACATACTCACTGCGCAATTGTGGCATTTATACGCCAAACTATCTTTCATCGGAAAGAGATAGCCACGCGCTTTGTTCCGATTTGTTTGACTGTCGCCGCAGATAGGGCAACGGAAGTTGTAAGTGTAGTCTCCCTTAGACGAAAACTTGTCCAGTCTAATGGAAAGAATGCCGATGTACTTCTGATCTAGCCACATGCTCATAATGTTGTAGTTCCATAAAAAAATTAGCGAATCTACATTTTACTATAGATTCGCTTCTGTGTCAAGTTACCGAATTGGTTTATTAGCCGAACATCTTTCCTATGTGTTCCAACTTAATGTTGGATAATATCCATGCAATCACTACAATAGCGCCTGCTGCCATCCACTTCCACTCCATGATCTTACGGATTTGATTGTCTTCTTTTTTATTATGCTCTGCAATATCATCACGAAGAGACTTAATCTCTTCCATGATTCTACGTTCTGTAAGTTCTATCTTATCAGAAACGTTCCTATCGACTGTCGTGATTCTAGAATGAAGCTCTTTGATATCGGCAACAGTGTCCTGCTTTCTTTTGTCCATATCGTGGTATATTTGCGTAGTAAGTCTGTCGTTATTATCGATTAGCTTTTCTATAATCGTGTCCATTTTATTGCATAATTGCGTTAATGTCAAGACTTGTTGCTTAAGCACTTCAACATCTACTTTAAGCTCTACTGCGGTATTGTCCATGATTTTATTTTTTCTTGCTAGGCACGTCTAGCTTCTTATGGACTTTAATCGTTTTGCAAACTTCTTTAGACTTTTTAGTCTTAGAGTCTTTAAAAACATTGCATACTTTTTTAGTCTCTGTCGCAGCATACGCATTCATTGATAACCCCAATGCAATACACAGTGCCCAAAATATTCTTTTCATATCCCACCCGATTATAGTAGTTGTTCTTGTTCAGGCTGAGGTGCTGCTTTACCCCCAAATCCTACTTTTGCAGGACCAGCACTAATGTTTTGTGTTACTGGAGCCTGTGATACTGTATTTATTGATTGAGGAATTTGTGGAGGAGATTGAATTGATGGTGCAGACACATTACTCGCAGTGTTAGCAATCTTTTCTTGAGTGCGACCAAATGCAGCAATACCAAGAACAGCACCCATTGCAACATGAAATAATCCAGCGCCTTGAAGCGTTAGTGGTTGCCATTGACTAGTAACTTGTCCATGATCTACAGCTTGTAATAAGCTCCATAAGATTGGAAACACAGTAAAATCACACATACAAACAACCATGTACATCCAACCCATTGCTGGACGCCACTTAGTCTGCATCCAGTTATTAACACCTTCATTTGGTTTTGTTTCTTCTGCCATGATTATTTTGATGCAATTTGTTTATATAACTGTTTAAGCTTTTCTTCATGAATAGAAAGGGTTTCTCTATTCTGTTGAATGCTATCACGATTACGTTGAATCGCTTCTGTTAAATCTTGACGTAATCTTTCACACGCTAGTTCAGCGCCTGTATTCGATGCTTGTTTATTATCGCTAGTCACAACCAAACTCATTTTACCTTCAAGTATAGTTACTTGATGCGCTAATGTGCCAACAGCACTTAATAAGTATCCTACTCCAGCTATAATAAGTGGTAATAAAGCGAATAATAGTTTTTCTACGAAAGCGCCCTTTGCGCTTTCTTTGATTTCTTCTGCCATGGTTTATACTCCTAAAACTTCTAATGCGTGTTCATAGTGCTTGATTCTATCTTCAAGCCCGATTGTTCCACCATTGATTCTTTTTGTCATAGTAAGTATATCACCAGAATCAGCATACTGATTTAAATTGTTTGTCTCCCAGAACCAGCAAGCTGATTGTGCAGCACCTTCAAATGTTTGAAGATACTCAGAAGCTTCGTCTGGAGACATTTCTAAACTTGATGCAAACCAAGTATAGTTTTCTTTTCCTGTTAATTGAATGAGTCCTCTGCCGCAGTATTTGAAACCGTCGCCAGACTGTTCATCTTCATTACCCATTCTATTTGCATAGACTCTATTAGCAATTGCTTCTTGCTTATTAGGCATGCTGCAATATGCTTTAGCCAACTCATCTGTCGGAAAGTACTTAGGAAAGATTCTTCTAAGTGTTTCAGGACGATAGTTTAAGTTTTCTTTGAGTGTAGTGAATCCACCAGACTCATGACTACATTGTGCAATGAATGCTGCAATTCTTTCTGGAGTATTGATATTATACTCAGGCAGAAGCTTTGAAAGCACTTCATACCACTGATCGATGTACTGATTCTTTGGAAGTAATTGTTGTAATTGTTCTTTTGTTAGTTCCATAGCTCAACTCTACTTGTTGTAAATGATTTGTTGTTCTTTTACCCATTGTTGAAGAGCTTTTAATTGTGTGCTTACTTCGTGATAGGTTGTATAGTTTTCAACGACTGTTCCTGCGACTTCAGAGATTTTAACGCTGGAGGCTCCTGCATTAGTATTTCTGGAGGTGTCGGGAACTTCATTACGACTGGCACTGTCGTGGAGCAGGACGAAACCGCTAGGCACAGCACACATAGAATCATCAGTCTTTGTAATGTACGTTGGGATTTCTTTAATGATAACATCACCCTTCTCCTTAATAGTTTCAATTTTCTTTACATATTTCGTCACAACTTGAACTGTAGCTTCAGCAGCTTGAGTTTCTTTTTGTGCGAGTTTAGCTTCCGCTTCTGTTACTTTTAATTTCCATTCAGCTTCATTAGCAATACCGCCTTCGATGTATAGCGAGAATGCTATAACTACAACAGACACCATCTGTACTATTGTCTTGTATGGAATAGGAAATAGACAAGCTAACGCTCCTACAAAACCAAGAAGTGTAAGAATATGAAAAAAGTATTCAGGAAGAAAGTCCAGAATCCACATGATTTTTATTTCGATAGCGAATCGACGGAATCTTTGCTATCTGAATCCCACCTTTCAGTGAACATGCCAGAACGACCATGACGCAAGAATGTCATAGCACCAGTTAACTCGTCTTGAATGATGATTGGTCTTTTTGGATACTTGCGGCCGTAAGTGCGAATAGCATTACCAACTTCATCATTGCCGACATAGTTTTCGTACTTGTGATACTTCTTCTTACCAAATCTAGCTTGATTAAACTTCTCTGCATTAACAACGAATACGTCATTCTTTGCGAATCTACGCATCATGACTTTACTGCCGCCAGGAGGATCGCCTGTAGTTCCTGCAATATTACCACCACCCACTGCATTGGCAATATCTTCATTGATCATATCAGAAGCAATGTACTCAGAAAATTTCTGTTCTACGTTTTCTTCTGTCAATGAATTCTCTTCTTTAATTAGAAGCAATGCAGCAGCATATGTTGCAAACTTTGTTTGCCCACCAGGCACTTTAGCAAGAATTCTTTTAAGCTTAAGTACCATTACATCTAGAGGAGTGAATGAATCAATTTCAGCTACAGTTCTTCTTTCTTTAGACTTTTTAAGAATGTTTCCTTCTGCATCAATAACGCCCGTAGCAAAGGAAGGCCATTCTGTGAATGGTGTAGTGAGTTTTCTTAGAACTCTATAAACGATGTAAATGTCTACTAAATTTGCCATTATACTGTCTTTTTTAATATTTCTAGAAGGTTCTCATCTACCTGCGCAAGATCATCAGTGCTGCAATACTTCAAAAATGTTAAGAACGAATTGAGAACTGGATGATTCTTAACATCAACTTTATATCTTAACATAGTAACTGTTGCTTCGGGACCAAAAACGTTTGATAGAAAAATGATATGATTAAGAATCAATCTTTCTCTTAACTCGCCCTTTTCGGCATATTTGTTAATGAGTCTCTTGATGTACTTAATTCTATTTAAGTCATCAAGAAACTCTAACACAGAAACACAGTTAGGATTTTGATAATTGTTTATTGCGTAAATATCAAAATCTTCATCACACAACATAGTCTATTAGAACGTAGTTAGTGCAACTCTTTTAACAACTGTAGACGATACTGCAACATATAGATAGTTTGTATCCCATCCGATCTGACCAACAGTCCATCCAGCAGTAGCAGTATTGTTTGACGATGGAGTTGTAGAACTATTAATTCTCAATACACCAGAGTTAGCAATAGATACTGAACCTTGTACGCTTACATTAGATGCTGCGCCACCAGTTCCAGGATACAATGTTAAAGTTGTACCACTAAGATTAGTATTAGATGAGCCCACATTAAACTTAGTTAATGTAGTCTTTGTCGTGTTGCCAAAAACATCTTCTACAGTAATCTTCTTAGAGATTGGTGTTCCTAAAGGATCATCTACAATCAAAAGAATGTCGTTATTGGATGCTGCCGTTAGCGCAGTGAGCGCGGTTACTTTTTTATCTGCCATTTTATTTCTTCCTTATTATTTAAACCCAATTGAATGGGAATTCTACTCCGGGACTCGGACCAATTATGTAATTTTAGCTATCTGCTAAAACAGTGTCTTCAGAATCGCCTGCAACTGCTTGTGTCATGCTTCTCATAACAACAAGTGTTTCTGCTTTGTTACGTGTGTTGCCGTGCATATCTGTATATGTCTTATAGCGAACCCAGCCTGGTGTGTTTAAGCCTTTAGCTCTATTAGCAGCAACTTGAGCTTCTGTCAAGTCATTACCATAGATGTTGGCAACATCATCATACGCAACATATTTAGGCGAATCTTGACCAAAAATAGTCTGTGCGGATGCATTAGCTGATGGCCATACTGCATCTAATATCAATGTGTTTGCCGCAGTTACAGAGTTAACTTTAACATGCGAACCGTTGATATACACGCTATCGCGGTTATCAATTTCTGTAGTAAAGGTTGCTGTCGCATTACCTGTTACTGTAGCTGATCCTAGAACTGCGTTTGCAGTGCCAGTGATGCTATATCTATCTCTTTTTCCCCATAGTGCCATGGTGTTCTCCTTTTATTAGTATCCTAATTTTCTTAGTTGTGAAATTGTCTTCATAGTATTTATATGACGAATGCCTATACCACCTTTTGACTTC